AAGTTCAACATTGGTCGTATCTTGATTACCTTGACTTACCCAATCATGGCAAAACTCATATACTGCTCTACAGTTCTCGTCAAGGTGATGTTGTAGAGCACGAAACACAGCAGCTCTCAACTGCATACGTTCGTCAGTAAATCTCCAGTCTTCAGTCATTTTTTAAAAACATTCCATCCATTACCAGATTGCCAACCACCAGGTCCCTCCTGGAAGTTTTCTGATCCACCAGGAGGATTCAAATTAAGAGTTGTATTCTGACTCTTAGTGGCAATCTCATACATTTTTTGATGAATATCATCAGGTTCAACAGAGAAATTTTCTTCTCTTTCTTTCCGTTTGATTTCAGTTTCTTGTTGCATATAGTCAACCTGCTTTTGAGATCGAATAGGAGCAGGTCCAAACCAAGGATCGTCTTCTAGATATGCTGGAGCAGGAATACCGGTATACAAGTTTTCTTGTAATTTCTCACACTCTACAGGATCCTCATCAACGGCACATTCGACCTTCCATGATCCTCCGACCCCACCATCCATATTAACAGTGATGTCGTCACCCCATGTTCCCGATGCTTCAGGAGAGTGAAAAACTTGACCCAGTGTTTCTTTGATTTTTTTGATGATCATGCCAATGTGAGTTTCTTACTATAGTTATATGAGTAATATTCTCTATTACCCTTGATTCCCCATCCTAACCAATAATAGGCGGGAACCATGTATTGTGCAACTGTACGTCCACGACCTTCAAACTCTGGAAGGTATCTTCGAAATGTAGTTTCATTGATCATGAAACGTGTCTGGCACTTCAGAGTGCTTGGATCACAATTATACTTTTTGGCAAATGATCCAAGAGCACGATATCGACCAACAGAAGTCCATTGAATCAAACCATATCCACCACGATGACACTGATCATAATTTACACGAGCACCACCTTCGCAGATGTTAGCAATAAAATTACTTTCTTGTTTGATATTACCAAGAATAGTTGCTAGTGCATTTTTATCAGAAATCTTTGTCTGTGTTTGAAGTTGCTTTAAAACATATTGCTCTTCAGGAGAACAATCAAAACACTTCCATGTCTTTTCAAATTCGACTACAGGAATGTCTACAGGTTTTGGTTTTGTTGCAACCTCTTTGGGTGCTGGAATGGAGAATACCGTTGCAAGGATCCCAAGTCCAAAAAGAGTTTTAATCATTTTCACCAAGGTATTCAAGTGAATAAATTTCATGGTCCTCTGCTTCTGGATCTAACCACTCAGAAAATTCTGCATGAAGTGCATGTGCATCTTCAATCAATTCTAACAAATCATCAGTGTCTGTGTCACAGAGAATGTGCAGTCTATCGATTGCCCAATCATGTGTCAAGCTGATCGTTTGTTCCAAAGTTACCATAGTCTTTACGCATGTAGCGTCCAAGAATGTTGGAATTATAGTACGCAGGACCTCCTGTGTCAAGAGACTCACTTAAGACATTATTTAAAAATAATTGCTTTGTTTCTTCGAAGTTACAAGTTCCCTTTGTTTTATGCAAGGAAAGAATCTCTCTTTTAAAGAAAACTTTATTGTTAGTCTTTTTAATATCTTCTTTTAATTCTGGACAAGATCCGTAATACCGCTTCCAATCACTCTCCTGTTTAACTTTTCTTTTCTTTCCTGGTGGTTTTCTGAATGACCAAAAGTATTTTCTGCCGATGTATTTGCGACCGTTTGTGAGATTTGTAATGAGATAGACAAAACCGAAGTTATCGTTAATATTCTCAGATAAAAAAGGTTTTCCCTCAAAATGCCAGGGATTCTCATAGCTCATACTCTTTAATATTATGAGCTATTATTTATCTTTAACCGGGACAAACCTAGTCTAATAAAAAAGAGGGTTGTTGTCAACCCCCTTGATAGATTATGTGAGTTTTATATTATCTACCACTTGCTCTGCGAGCACGGGCAGCACGGTTAGTGCGACCGTAACTGTAATGACGTTTTCCACCAGAAAGGTCGTCATCCCCATAATAACCTGTATCATAATCTCCACTTTCTTCTCCAGGTTTAGAATTCATTGCTTCAATAGATTTTTTTCGTGCCTGCTCCGCTCTCGCATCGTTTGCTATGTTTTTTCCAGATTTTTTTCTTAGAGCAGCGTTTGATCTTTGTGCTGCTGATTTGGCAGCAGCACGTTGATCTTTACTAGATGCAGCATACTTAGTCTTTCCACCACCTTTCACACTGAGAATTGTTCCTTTTGCTTCATCAAGTCCATATGCTTCCAGAATGGTCGCAATGTCCTCAGAGTCAACTTCATTGACCATCATCCATTGTGCCTCCTGGAGGTCCTCTGCGATGCCCTGGTCGCACAGGAACTCGACCACTACATCATAGGTCTCAACCTCTTCAGACATCCTCTTAGCAACTCCAGATGCCTTTGCAGCAACCTTCTCAGCACCTCTTCTGATCAGACCCTTAAGACCACTTCTTGCCTTACCAATTCTAGACTTAATGCTCTTATCAGGATCACTCTTCTTCATTTGTGCAGATGCTACTGCACCTCTGACTTTTGATCCGAGTGAACCAAGTTTTGACTTGATCTTATCACCCATCACCTTTTTAGCAGAGTCTCTGTCAGACTTACGTCCTGCAACAAAGGTACTAGCATTTTTACGTGCCTTGCCGGACTTGGTAGGAACATCTGTTGCCTTTACTCCAGTAGCTGCCATTGCTGCTCTGGTTGCACCTGCCTTTGCTCTTACAGCAACGTTTCCAGCACGACGACCTGCTTCTGCTGCAGCACCCTTTGCTGCCGTTTTTACTGCCTGTTTTGCTTTCTCTCTCCTAGCACCTACAAGATCACCAGACTTTCTCATGGCAGGTGTGTCACGACCAAAAGTAACTTTTGCTTCGATAAGAATCTCATCGACAAATTCGTCATCAAAAGATTCTTCAATCTCTTCGGCAGTATATCCTTCTTCCAGAAGTTCAATGACAGTCTCTTCAATGATTTCTGTCAGTTCTTCATCAGAAATTTCAATTTCCTCATCTACTTGCTTTGGAGCATAGATGCTTTGATAGAGATCTCTAATTTCTCCGTATTCGGCTTGCGATAAAGATTTCATTTTAATTTCTTAATTACCCTTTATGAGAATATTTATAAAAAAAGAGGACTCCTAAGAGTCCTCTTTATACGCTTCGTATCCATCATAGTCACCATATAAAAAGGCATCTGATTTTGCTGCCTCTCTATATGCTCTCAAGGCATCCTCACGGAATGCCTCAAATTCATCATAATGAGAATCCTGCGAAGGTGTCTTCGGTAACGTCTTGTTTGATTCCTCCGACGATGTAGGATTCAACTTCAGTCTCTTGTGGAGCCACTTGGAGACCCTTTGACGAAATCCAATGTTCCG